ACAAAGAGCTACCACTTGTGAGTACAGGTTGTGACAGTTATGCATCCTGGGATCCTGCATTCAAGCATCTTAGTCCTATGCTTGACACTAATACCATTGCTGATAGCATTTGTGAAATGTTGCCCTTCAAAGAGTGGCGTGATGAACATTTAGTTATCACTGGTGGAGAGCCATTATTGGGTTGGCAACGTGCTTATCCAGATTTGATTGAGCATCCAAAGATGAATGGACTAACTGAAATTACATTTGAGACTAATGGTACTCAACCACTAACTGACGAATTTACCAAGTATCTGAAGACATGGAATCAACGTCAATATCCACATGGTTCTGGTGGAGAAATTACATTTTCAGTCAGTCCTAAACTACCCTGTAGTGGTGAGAAATGGGAAGATGCTATCTGTACTGACATTGTACGTGATTATGAAAATGTTGGATTTGCTTATCTAAAATTCGTAGTTGCCAGTGAAGAAGATGCCCAAGATGCCTTGAAGGCTACTGCTGAATATAGAGCAGCAGGGTTTAAAGGTCCTGTTTATCTAATGCCAGTTGGTGGTACGGAAAAGGTTTACGAGATGAACAATCGTAATGTAGCATTATTTGCGATTAAGCATGGACTGAGATACAGTGATAGACTTCAAGTCCCACTCTTCAAAAATGAATGGGGTACGTAATTTAGTCTCATCATGAAGAAAATATTAATCACAGGAAACTCTGGATACATTGGTTCACATCTGTCCTTACTATTGAGTAACAAGTATGAAGTACATGGTCTAGATCGCAAGAAACCTCAAGTAGAAGTAGCAAAGCATCATTTGCTTGATATAAATCAACCGATTTGTATTCCTGATCAATATGATGTTGTTATTCACTTGGCGGCATTAGTCAATGTGGGTGATAGTCAACGAATACCTACTGACTATTACACTACTAATGTATTTGGTACTGTGAGTGTATTGAAAAATGTAATTAGCAACAGTTTTATTTTTGCTAGTACTGGTGCTGCCATGCAGTGTAGTAGTGCATATGGTATTAGCAAAAGGGCTGCTGAAGATTGTGTACGAGACCTTTGTACATTGTACCATCGTCACCACACGATATTCAGATTTTACAATGTAATAGGCAGTGACGGCTTCATGCCAACTAATCCTGATGGCCTGATGTACAATCTTATGAAGGCTCCGGAACATGGTAAGTTCACGATCTACGGCAATGACTATAACACTCCGGATGGTACTGCCATACGAGATTATGTTCATGTCAATGAAATTTGCAATTCAATTGAACAAGCTATAGAGAATCCAAGTAATAGTGTAGAAAACCTTGGACATGGAATTGGACACAGTGTAAAACAGATGGTTGACTTATACAAGAAAATCAATCAAGTTGATTTTGATGTTAGCTATATCGGGAGACGAGATGGTGATTTGGAGACGAGTGTATTAGATCATCCATCACCGTACATGGTACAATCATACAACATAGAAAGACTACTTACAGTAGTAAATTAAAGGAAAATTATGTTCAATAAATTAAAAAATCTTTTTTCATCAGCCAATCCTGTCTCTGATGTAGATAAAATTGTTCCTGTATTTGATGTGAGTTCAACTGAAAAGAGTCCTAAAGAAAGGGCCGAGGAATTGGGTGAACCTTACATTGCTGTGATTTCTGTTGATTTAGATCCTGATAATATTGGCAATGGTTCCTTTGAATTAGATTGGAATGATAAATTTATTGCGAATTTAGTTCGGGCAGGATATCAAGGTAAAACTGATCAGCAACTAATTGACCAGTGGTTCAATGGAATTTGTCGTAACATTATAAACGAGACATTTGCGCAAGAGCAAGCTGATCCAGATAATAGACTAATAAACAAACGAGATTTAGGATCAGGCCGATCAGAAATAAGTTAAATTTTAAGGGGCTGTTGTTGTAAAAATACAACAGCCTCAATTAAATTTTTTTTATCTTGACAACCTCCACAAAGGCTGTATAATTAAGTCTTCACCAACCAACTGACGGAGTAATAACATGACTCGTGAATTCTCTTGTGCATTAAAGATGGACAAAGAAGACCAAGAAATATTTTTGCATGATAATGTGATTGGAGAAGCTATAATTTCTCTTACCACTGGCAATAAACATATGCTAGTATGTAATGCAAACACAAATGCTGGCAAAACATTTGTTATTGCTAACTATTTGGTACCTAGTTTAGTTAGGTTGAATATTCCTAATGTTAAACCCTTGCGAAACTTTATTATAATTGCACCACCAACAGAAGTGCGTGATGATATTAGGAAAACATTCAAAAGCATGAACTACAAACAGATTGATGGTAAGACCGTCGCTGTCTATCAAGAAAAAGATTTAATTGAAGTGGCTCAAGGATTTAGCAATCTTAACGGTGACATCAACATTCTAATTGTGACTAATGCATGGTTCAACATGAACTATGATCTTATTCATGATAATGATCATATTAAATTTGATTGCGTCATCAATGATGAATCCCATTATGCGAACGGCGTGCCTCATGTCGTTGATATGAAAATTTCAACTGGCTCTCAAAATAATAACGCACCACTTGTAACTTTCAATAATCTTGCAAACATGAGAAAAGCCGGTGCGCTAGTAATTCAATATAGTGCTACCCCAACTGTCAGTCAACAAGGTTTTACTCATTATGGTGGACTGGCATATAAACAATTGCCGGTTATGCCCTTCAATTACTTGAAGGCACCATTTGTGCATTTCGTATCATCAACCCTAGAGGATAGTTACAGTACAATCACTGACTGGTATAGAAATCAGGTTAAAGTTATTTCTGACTTACAAAATAAAATTACTCCTGCTACTTGGAACCTAATTTCAAAAGATAGTCCGATACGCAAGATGATGCCAGCAGTATCTATTCGTATTGGTGCAAATTCTGCGAAGAAAGAGCGTGGTAAAACATGGGACCAGTTACAAAAAACTATTCAATCAGATTGCACTACTGAAGGGTGGGATCTAGTAGACTTAGTAGATAATTTAGAGTATGCCGGTACTCCGGTCAAGAAAACAATAGATGCTATTGACTTGGCTAATAGTAAGGCTAACGAAAATCGTCCTGCTATGTTTATTGTCAAGAATAAGCTCCAGATGGGAGCTAATATTCCACGATTAGCAGTTACTGGAGTTGTTCGTATTCCAAGTCAAGAAATTGCCGAAAATAACTGGGTTCAGTATTATGCAAGAACAAGCCGGCTGCCATATTTCCGCAGACATGATCTGGCGCGTGACTACATTTATAATTTGCCAATCAGCTATGAACAAAAAGAGTTGATTTGCTTATTGTATGTATATATGAGTAGTGCAATCTGTATTATGTTGATTGAAAGTTCATTGCTGGATGATAAGGTGGTCGCAGCTTACAGTGAAGGAAAGAAGTCAATTACTGCAGGACTCGCGTATTTTCTAGACCATCTTAAAGATGGGCATCTTAATTCTAAGCAGTTTGGTTCTACCATAATGGCAAATAGTAGATACAAAGATTATATCAAAGCTACATTTTGTGAGCATTGTCCGACCGGAGATAATGGTCTCGCTAAGTGCTTGATGAATCTATATGAGGCTGTCTGCTCAGACATTGAGCCAATGGAATTTGAACAATTTATGGATGTAGCATGTAATATATATGATATTGACCATAAAGATGGTAATAGGCATAACAATGAAATCGGCAACTGGAGTCCCGGGTGTTCTAATTTTCACCGAATCAAAACATTCATCCAAGGAGATTTTCTAAACAGGTATCAGGATGGACAACTTTTGGCAAGGCTTATTCCTGGCAAAGAAATCAAGTTGACATTTGCATAAACATCTGCTATAATAAGTCTATGAACAAATTTCTACTCATTGACCTGGCTAACACTTTCTTCAGGGCTAGACATTCGGCTCATAGAGCTTCAAGCTCTGAAGAACGAGTGGCTTTCGCTTTGCACGTGACTCTGAGTAGTATCAACAAATGCTGGCGGGATCAGAAAGCGGATCATGTTATTATATGCTCGGAGGGAAAATCGTGGCGCAAAGCTTTCTATCCCCCATATAAAGCGAATCGTGCTGTAGATAGAGCCGCTGCAACTGAATCAGAACAGGCGGAAGATAAACTTTTTTGGGAAGCGTTTGACCATATGAAAACCTTCTTAACTGAGCGTAGCAACTGCACAGTATTGCAACACGCCCAACTAGAAGCGGATGATCTTGTCGCAGGGTGGATTCAATCGCACCCTGCCGATTCGCATGTCATTGTCAGCAGTGATACTGACTTCTATCAGCTACTTGCGCCAAATGTCAAACAGTATAACGGTATCGCAGATGAACTGCATACCCTTGAGGGAATCTTGGATCGTAAAGGTAAACTAGTCATTGACAAGAAGACAAAAGAACCTAAGAAGATTCCGGATCCTAAATGGATCCTGTGGGAAAAATGTGTGCGTGGCGATCCAACGGATAATATCTTTAGTGCATATCCGGGCGTGAGGACTAAGGGCAGCAAAAATAAAGTAGGGCTTGAAGAGGCCTTTGCCGATAGAGACAA